AACACCCAGCGCGAGGATTAGTACGTTACGAACCCACGTCTGCATGATTACTTACCTTTCTTCATGCACTTACCAGCGGCCTTGCACTTTGCAGCGTTTGGGCAACCAGCACATGGTTTGAAAGTCATACCGCCTTTAGCGTAGCCCATAGGCTTGCCAGCGGGTTTCTTGGCGACAGGTTTTTTGTTCATCATGGTCAAAGTCCTTTAAAGAGAATAGCCACAAGAATCCCCGCCATGCCGACTATCAGAGCACCTGCGGTTCTTATCATCAAAGACTCCAAGCGGTCTACCCGTTGGATAAATGTTTGGTAACGCTCAGCACAAACAGCCTCGTGGGAAGTCAGTTGCACTTCAAGTTCATGGTTTGTTGCCACGCTCGGCCTCCTGTACCGCTTGTGTCTGGTCAATCACCGCAGGGAAATCACTCTCCTGCGGCTCCTCAGGTTCAACTACAAGAACGCAACCCTCAGGTACAGCTTCACAGCGCATCAATGCGCCGTTCGGAAACATAACGAGAGGAAGTCTACGTCCGTCAAACATTCGTGTTTGTCTCGTCTTGTCCTAGTCGTGCAGCAGCTTCAGCCTCGGCTTCTGCTTGCCGTTCAACGGCGGTCTTTACCCAACCTTGTTCAAAGGCTAGGTCTACCATTGCATCTTTGCTGCCGGGAATTGCCGTGTTTGTCTCAAGACATTTCTTTACTGTGAGAGCTACGATTTCCTCGATAGCAATGCGGCAACGCTCGTGAACTGCGTTGTCAATCCAATCTTGCTGCGCAAAGGCGGCGTAAGATAGAGCTTTGTTTTCAGCTTCAGTAAGAGTGATTGTGTAATTTGCCATGATGTGTCCTTTTGATTAGCCTAAAAGATAGCCGTGTGCGTAGATATATCCGCCATGAAGATTTGACCCAGCGCCAGTAAAGTAGTATTCAATATAGTCATTTGCCGCTAGTTGAATTACAACTCCACCACCTTGCCCAATGTAGCTACCAGAAACAGCCGAATACGACGACCCTAATGTAGACATACCAGCAGCAGCAGAGCCATTTTTAAACAGGGAAAAATAACTTGCGTAACCTAAGTTGTAAAACAAACCATACATGGCAAAGTAATACACCCCAGCAACTGGAGCGGTAAAGCGTCCGGTCGAAGGGTTAAAGTTATTATTCCGGTCAAAAATCTCCGTCCAACTTCCCATAATTCCAGAGGACGAAAAGTAGTTACCGTTTTGTGCGTGAAACGCTGGCTGGGCTGCTGTAGTAATTCTGCCGCCAGTATCAATTTGAAAACGAACAGCCCCGCCAGTTTCATCGGCAATACTAAAAGCCCCGTTAGGCCCAAATTGAGTTCCGTAGTTTGAAAGCGTCCATTCACGATTAGTATTTTTAAGCGTGAGCCGCGCCATATTAGCATTGGCACGGTTAACAGCAAGTTGCTCGGCAGTAGTAGTTAGGCCACCGCTCAACGTACCACCAGCTAGTGGTAGATATGTAGATGCTACATCCGCAGCATCAGCCTTTTCGTTGAACAGTGCAGCCGTTGGGCGCAGTTCAAAGCGGTCGTTAGTACTGTACGCACGGGCTGTTGTGTTGTCTTGCCCACGCACAACCGTCATAGTGTCAGTGCTTCGTGCTGTGACTTTCACAATCTCCAGATTGTTCGATGTGTCAATCAGCGTAGCGTAGAAATAGTCGCCAGCACTCAGAGTTGGGAATCTCGCACCCTGACCTGCGGTCAGTACGATAGTCGTCGCAGAACTGTTGATACCTGCGTTCAGAGTGCCAAAGGCGTTGTTAGTTACTTTTAGTCCCATGATTACTGTCCTTCAGGGTTTTCTACCCACGCCCCAAGGGTGTCATCCCACAGATAGTTTTTACCATCGGTAGGGTATGGAATCGGGGATTCCCACAAACAAGTCTGCTCGTTAAGAATCCACTGAGGGTGTGTTTTTGGAGGGATAAAAGCATCCCGGCTTGTGTCATATGTGTACCCAATACCTGCGTAATTTTTACGCAGCGGTGTGCCACCTAAACGATGTACGCCGCCGTATGTGTTATATGAGGTTTGTATCCATTCACCATCAAGGGTGTCAACAATAGCCTGCTCTGCAACAATTACTTGCTCCACAAGGCCAGATACTATTTTTGCAAAATGCGCCATATATCTTCCTTAGGTTCTATAACGAACGATAACAATACCAGAGCCACCTGCACCACCAACGGGGGATTTATTACCGCCGCCACCGCCACCTGAGCCTGTGTTAGCAAGGGCATTGCGGCCTTCACCTGCAACGTTAGTAAGTTCTGGTGCACCACCATCGCCAGCGCCAGCGCCGCCACCTGCACCCCCTTGTTGGGTCGCATAAAAACCAGTGCCGCCAATACCGCCGCCACCGCCACCGCCACCGCCATACGCAGAACCCCAAACCCAAGCACCGGGGCCACCGTCGCCACCTAGACGACCTGAGCCTGCCCAACCGCCAGAGCCGCCTGCACCGCCACCACCACCACCTGTATACGCTGGCGTACCATGATTCCCGCCGCCGACAAACCCTTGGTTAGTTGTCCGGTTACCTCCGCTAAATGGGCCGCCGCCACCGCCGCCTGCACCGCCGCCGGAACCACCATCACCACCATTGGAGTTACATTGCCCACCTCGGCCACCGCCTATAGCAGTTGTTAGCCCAGTAAACGAGGAGTTACTTCCGGAATTACCTGCGACACGGAAAGTGCCGGAAACACCCGCACCACCTGCACCAACTGTCGCGGTATATGTACCTGCGGAAAGTGCAATGCGCTCTGCAAGATATACTCCGCCACCGCCTGCGCCTGCGCCTCCGTCGTTACCGTTGTCTCCGTTAGAACCGCCACCGCCGCCTGCAACAATAAGTACATCAGCGATGACCGTGCCGGAACTAACTACTAAGTTACCTGTAGAAGTAAAGGTGTGGTATGTATATCCATCACGGGTAGTAACTGTGCCGCCTGAAGCAGAAATTTCGCCAATTAAATCAGCTTTCTGCCACGCACCATTAACATAAACTTCCTCCGCATTTGTCGTCGTGTTAATACGCTTATTCCCGACAGCAGGGCTACCCGGACGTTGCGCAGTTGACCCCGCAGGTAAGTCAAAATATCCTGTACTACTATTAGCTTGGTCGCTTACAGCCGTAGCAGTAATCGCCGTAGCATCAATAAATGTCTGCGCAGTCAGACGAATCTCAATACGGTCACCTGTTGAATATGCACGAGCCGTGGTAGTTTCTTGTCCACGTACGACCGTCAACACATCCGTAGAGCGAGCCGTACACTTGACAATCTCAAGGTTGTTCGATGTGTCAACCAGTGTGGCGTAAAAATAATCACCAGCACTGAGAGTAGGGAATCGAGCACCTTGCCCAGTGGTCAGCGTAATGCTCGTTGCAGACGAGTTGATACCCGATGCAAGCGTGCCGAACGCGTTGTTTGTGAGTTTGATACCCATTCCCAGACTCCTTAGTTAACAGTCACAGTCCAAGTAATACCGAGTGTGTCGGCTGCACCTTTGTTGATGACTGAGAACACAGTACGGCAAAGCAGCGTACCAGAAGATGAAGCATTAAAAATACCTGCTTCGGTCAAAGCACCAGTGCCTGTACCTGCTGGGAATGTTGCTACGTATGCGACGTTGTTGTTGGTCACAGTAGTCGATGTCAATGAAACACGCGAACCTGAAACAGCACTTTGGAGAGTAGTGTCGCCTACCGCAGCAGCAGTCGTACCAGTACCAACTTCCATGTGCGTCATTGCCGCTGGACTGTTGGTCGTAGTCTTTGCCATGCTTGAAGCAATAAAGTTTTTACCGACCGTGACAACCAAGTTGTCAACTTCGTGTTGCTCTTTTACTTTTCCGTCTGGGCCAGTCAGAACAATGTTCAGCTTACCCTTCATCTTGATGCTATCGTTAAACATGATTAACTCCTTAGTTAAGTTGGTTCTCGTTGAGTCCGTAACCAGCAAACATGTAACTGTACGACTCCGTGCGGATGGTATATACGATACCAGCATTGGGGTCAGTTGTCAGTACAAACTCACCGTTTACGAGCGGTTCATGAATCAAATGCGCGTTCAGTACACCCGGAACTGGGAAGTACGTAAACTTGTCATCTGAAATAAATGCAAAGTCAAAGAATGGGTTGGTGAGACCCGGAATCAAGTTCAGGCTTACCGAGTCAGCCATCGTAGCCGAATCGGTCAATACCTTTGCGACATCAAACACATTGATGGCGTCAGCCATAGATGCTGTGTCTGTAAGAGTCTTGTTCTGTGCAAACGTAGTGACAGTATCTGAGGCTGTAACTGAGTCGGTCTGGACACCACCAAAGGTAAGTGCCGCCGCATCCGTAGCCGATACGGAGTCCGTCTGTACATCATCCACTGTAAACGCCGCTGCGTCTGCCATCGTGGCAGAGTCCGTCACATCGGGACGAGTAAAGGCTTTTGCCGCTGCATCAGTAGCAGTAGCCGCGTCTGTAATGTCAGGACGAGTGAGAGACTTAGCCATCACATCGGTAGCAGTCACTGGGTCTGGGTCAGCATCCGCATCCACTACGTCGAAGTCAAACTCATAGCCCGGTGTCTTAGCGATGAAGTCCGTTATCTCAACGGAGTCAGTTAGGACTTTATTGACCGCAAATGTGTTTACCGCATCCGATGCTGTGGCAGAATCAGTAAGGGTTTTCCCTACATTAAAGCTATTCAGTATGTCTGAAGCAGTTACTGTCTCGGTCTTACCCAACCCCGGCGAAGTGAAGGAGGTATCCGCCGCAGTCACCGAGTCGGTAACATTGGGTCGAGTAAGTTCTTTGGCGGTTTCGTCTGTGATAGACGCACTATCAGCAACAACTTTGGCTGTGTCAAAAGTGTTGATGGCGTCGTTAGTAGTAACCTCGTCCGTCAAAGACTTACCAACATGTTTGGTATTGACTGTATCAGCAGAAGTAACTGAGTCTGTCACCACCTTGCCGGGAGTTTTTGCTGGGCTATCGGTTGCTGTAGCAGTATCTGTAAGGGTTTTCCCTACACTCTTTGCGTTGACATCCGCCATGACGATAGGGTCTGGGTCGGCGTCAGGGTCTAACGGGTCAAAGTCGATGTTGCCATAGAACATCCGATTGACCGCATCCGTCATCGTCACAGAGTCTGTGAACACAGTATCAAATGAGATAGCCACGTCGTCGGTGGCTGTAGCAATTTCAATGACAGCTTTACCAACAGCAATCTGACGGAAGTCAGAGAGCACAACAGTCTGGTTCTCAAGTACGCTGGTCGGTACGACAAACGCTGTCATCGCAATGACTGGCGTAGGATGCGCAACAACTGAAACACTCCGAGTGGACACAGCAGCAGATGCTGTCGAAGCGGCAACCGCCACTGACAGAACCGTTGTTGCTACTGCGGAGACCCGGATGTTGGACACTTAGAAGTTCTCCCGCACAGTAAAGCGTAGGGTGTCGTACACAGTCTGGATTTGCCCGTCAAAACTGATAACAACTTCACCCTCATACATGCCGGGGTCTACGTCTAACACCCCGCCTAAAAAGTCAAACTGCACCTGCCCAGTCGTACCCGCGCCAATTTTAAGACAGGTAATTGTAGACAGTAGTGTAGTTGTACCAGCTTCGCGGAACTTAACCGATACAGTAGTTGAAACCAACGATAGGTCAATCGGAGAGCCAGTTACATCATCGGTCAACGTCAGAACGATGACTGGTCTCTCGTCGCCTTTTACTAAACGAATGACATCAGCAGCCATAGTGTCCTCACGCGAAAGGGCGCATCTGAACAGACATCGAGGCTCTTGCTGCTCCGATATTTGCTCTGGCTCTGCGCTCAGTTATTTTAGAAAGATACTGCTTAGCATGATACGTTGCCAACTCACGGTCACTCCAGTTTTTGTTTGGCATGACGAGAAGATGCTGCAATGCACCGTGCATGATGACGTTCTCTAGGTCATCAAATACTGACTTGTCCATTCCAGTAGACGTACGCAACGGCTTGAGAACCACAATCATCTTGAGGTCGTAAGCCTTCGTTGCATCAGGTAGAGGGGCAAGGACAAAATTGTCTGGGTCAAGCTGGCAGACAAACCGAGGGTCTGAACGTTGGTCAGGGTCAAGGTCAGGCCAGTTAGGGTACTTCATATACAACTGCTCAAGGGTCAGAGGCTCAAGTGGTGAGCCATTGACAGCGGCAGTAATGAACGCATGTACCTCAGTCTGCAATGGGTTGTTGTAGGGATACTCATACACCCCCGGAGTCAAGCGAATTGAAGGCTGCTCGTAGCGCCATGCGAGCGTACGTTCGCAAGTCTCAATCGCTGAATCACGAATATGTTGCTCTAAGATTGGCTGAGGACAGCCCGGCACACTCGCCGCAAGGCGTGTAGCCAACGAGAGAAATGTGCGCGTACTCATGATGCGATTACCTGTTCGTTAGGTAGACCCGCTTCTTCCGTGTCAGTCAATGACCTAGCCTGTGCACTTACACCCAATGCTTGAGTGAAGGACTGCTGGAACAACTGTGCACGGTTAGAGTTCACATGCTCATTGTCAACCGACTCAGCCAAGAAAACTGTGCCATCAACTACAACTGGGAAGAACGCATCA